GGGTACTTATCGGACCCCTCTACCCCGTTACTGATAAGGGTCCTCGGACCCCTCTCCACGTCATCGATGGAGGTCTTGTATGAGGATCTGGAAGACGATGTAGAGCCCACGGCAACCAGTCGTGGGATCCCTATGGCTAACCCCTCATCGTGGTTCCTTTTGAATCTGTTCAATAGGTTCTTCTGGGAGTTGTCCGGAGCTTTGCTCCGGGAAGCTCCTGGAAGGACCATTGATCAGATCATAAGGAACCTTTTGAAGGGTAGGTTCTCCAAAATGAAATTTCGGAGAACCGGTGGGGATCCCTTGACATCGAGGTGCGGAGATGATCAGATCTCCCTTACGACTAAGAGGAGGGCGCTTTTGTTTGAGCGCCTCCTCCCATTCGGGGGAGCTATTATCTCTGCAGGCGTACATATGAGGTCCGCGTCCTTTGGAACATACACAAAGCAGATGTGCTTCTTAGATCGAGAATCTAAGAAGCTCCGCTTTTTGGACATCCTAAGGGTGCGTTCTCTCAGTACACCTGACTCGAGGTTGCCTGGTAAGAAGGAGGTTCCTCCTAGTTGGAGTCGGGGAATTGCAGCGTCCCGAGAACTCGCGTGGTGGGATGGCCCGGTTTACGCCGGGGCATCCACCTACCTCTGGTGGAGGTACCACGAGTTCTTGGAGTCTGCAATTCGCCTGAAGATTGAACCGTGGCTTCCTCGAAAGTTCGGGGGGCTTGAGTTTCCGCATTTCCGCAAGGAAATACAGTTTCTCAGCCCCAAGACTTCGAGGATGCTCTCGATTCTCTTCAGGTCCGACTACAACATAGAGAACCTCCTCTCTCTTGAGAGTTTGGGAAGCTTATGGGATCCTAACTATTCTGGGGATCTCGGTAAGAAGACCAATAAGGTTGTCAAGTACGTTCTCTCTCGAGGTTCATTTATGAACATTGAGAGAGCACGTGCTGACGGTTTCCTTAATGGTGTTGAGACCGAGATCTATCCAAAATGGTGGACCCTGGCTCCCATTGAGGAGCGCATGAAGGAACATGGCTGGATGCCTCTGAAGGATTACCTTTCCGATTTAAGGGGTCAAGTTCAAGGACTTTTGTCCTGGAGCTCTGATTTACCTGCAATCGAAAAGGTTCCATCCCT